ATATTGTTCTATCAAGTCGTTAATCTTGGCGGACGCACTCTTGCCCTCCCTTTTTAAGGCGTTTATTCTAAAAGCCATCCACTCATCTGTGTCTATGTAAACCGTTCTCTTGTCATGTTTGTTGGTATCTTTTATCTCCATTTGTTCTCCTTTCTATTACTTGATAATACCAGTTTTCCCCCATAGTATCCAACATCATTTCCGCCGTCCTTTTGGATACATTTCTTTTAGTTTTTATCTTTTTAATTTTGTCTTTTCTGGACATTCGTAATTCCTCCGGCTCTTAAGAGTTAAGTTTATACATCTAAATGTCATCAGAGAGCCCATATTTGTGTCTGATGGCGTTCTGTTGTTCCTTTTCCTTCCTTTCTCTTGCAATTAACTCGTCTAGTTGGTCGGCTGATAAATACATTATTCTTTTTGCTTGTTTTTCTGACAACATTGTTTGTTCCTTTCCTTTAGTTTTTGCGTTGTTTTTTTGTCAAGTTTATATCCCCAGATTGCTTCAACAACATCCTCTTTTGCTAAGTCTATTGTAAAATCAAACCATTTCATTTTCCTTATTTCTCCCTTTCTATTAAGTCTTTTTCTATTAAACTATCTAAGGCGTCTTGGTCTCTAAACATTTCATAATCAGCCAACATTTCCCTAGCTACTTCGTGAGGTCTGGCAATCTCTTCCATATAGTTTTCCGGCTTGATATCATACTGAAACATTCCATCTACTGCCTCATCCGGAATATGTTCCCAAGTTGCTACTATGAAGTCTTCGTTGTGTTTACTCATTTTTACCACCTCCTTTAAAATGGTACGGCAACAAGGGGCTTAAAGCCACGTTTTGCCATAAACTCTTTAATATAATTATCTACATATTCGGGCGCTTCTGTTTGTATATAATAATAATCCTCTATAATCTCAAACCCCTTAAATTTGTTTTTTAACCAATTATATGCTTGGTCATCTATGTTCCTTTTGCCGTTCTTGGCTTGATTAACAAGTTGTTGTTCAAATCTTGCCTCTAAAATTCTTGCTTCTGTTGTGTTCATTTTTTCCCTCCTATATATCTTAGGTATTCATAATCGCCAGTCTTGTAATAAATCTGGCAATTACTCAACCACTGTTGATTTCCTGAAACTTTTGCGGAATTACATAGCATAATATTTTGTCTGTCTATATTCTCATCAATCATCTTTGTAATTACCAGATTAAGGAATGTAAGGATAACCAAAACTATAAGCGTAAAGAACATAGCATTTTTGATTTTTTTGTTCCTTCTTCTTTTCTTTCTTTTTCTTATTGTTTTTTTTGTGTGTTTATTCATTTTCTTCCTTTTCGTGGTGTTCAAAGCTTTCTTGCACGCTTTCAGCCAGTTCTCCCCAATCTATTTTGTCAACAAGTAAGATTTGAACCCATCTTTGAATGTGTCGGTCTATTCTGTTTTTATAGCCGTTTGTTTCAATATATTCTTCAGCCCTTTCCTTAATTTTTTCTATTAGTCTTTTTTGATTTTTAAGAATGGCTCTTTTTTTTGTATCTGCTTCTATGAATTCGTTTAAGATTGCTTCCTCTATGAAGTCAAGCAGTTCAACCTTTATTAACCAAGTTTCGTAATTTGTCCATCCGTTATATGTTTCATCATTCATTTGTTTTCTCCTTTTCTTTTAGTCTTCTTTTATATTTCGGGATTTTTTGGTCTAGCAGAAACCCCTTAAACTACTTTTCCAAGTTGCCTATGATAAGGTTAATACCGTTATCCAAGCTTAATCCCATTATACGCTATTAAATATATTAAGTCAAGACTTTTTTTTAACAATTCTGTGCTTAGGAACGGTAAAATTTGGAGCTTTGTCCACAAGCCCAGGAATTTCGTGGATTATAAAAAGATATTATAAAACAAAAACTACTACACCCCTTAAAGGCTATTAAGACATATACAGAACTAAAAGAACCCTGGGATGTGCTCCCCGGTGCTTGGGACGTGCTCCACTTTCCCACGACTTCACCCTCTTTTAACCAGTTTGTCACTTTTCAAGTGCCTTTTGTCACTTTAAACCTGTGAGCACAAAACATTGTATAATATACTTTTAGAAAAAAGAGAAAATTAAGCACGAAAAGTCTACTTTGCTAACGGGTGAGTATCAAACATTACCCTTTTTCTGTCAAGGGTAAGGCTTTATTGCCATTTCATTATTGTCATAAAATTGTCATAAAAAAGGAAAGCGTCTGAGTATCTCAGTAAGTGTCTGAGTAACTCAGCCAGTGTCTGAGTAACTACACTTAGTAACTAGACACACACCTAGTAACTAGACATCTAGAGATTTTATAGAGATTTTAAAACAATTAAATACCCCCCCAGGGGGAGGGGAGCAGATAGGAGTCCCTGAGAGAAGGGTACGCGTGTGTGTGGGGAAAGAGGTTTCTTACCCCATCTACACCCTACCCCATCTACATCCATCTACACAAAGGAGGACAGAATGCACCTGCAAAGCAGAATGCACCTGCGATAGCAGAAGGTTGATATGAAGGGAAAATAATAAAAAGTACTTGACAACATAAGAATTATATGTTAATATAGGGGAGGAGAACTGCGATAGCAGTATCGAACCTGCGATAGCAGTGGGAAACACGAGGCTTATACTCCAATGGAGAATAGTGTGTTTTGGGGTTTTTTAAAGCCATAGTTTACAGTTAAGGGTTTAGTGTAAACCATTTAGGATAACCCATTTAGGATAAACCATTTAGGATAACCCTAAGGAGGAAAGTGAAAAACTATCAATTTGAGTTCACCGTGCATAGTGTAGACACTAGACACGACAGAGATGGGGCCCCGTATATTAAGGTGGTCCTCGATACATCCGACCCGATGGCAATGTCCCTCGGGCAGTATAAGTTTAAAGATAAAACTCTAAAGGTAAAGGTGCTGGAATAAAACAGGCAGAATCCCCCAAAAAAGGAAAGAAATACCTCACCCCCAAGAACAAGAAGTTCATAGACGCCTATATTAAAAATGGTGGTAACTCCACCGAAGCGGCCTGGGATGCTTGTGATGTTACGACCTATGGTGGTGCGGCTGTTTCTGGCTCATATATGAAGAAAAAACTCCAAGAAGAGATTGATAAAAGAATGGCACGATATGGTCTCAACGAGGAGCTTGTTTTTACGCGTCACAAAAAAATCATTGAAAAAGGAAAAGACAGGGACGCTATGACAGGGATTAAAACCTATTATGAACTTACCAAAAGAGACGGGGAGTCAGAAGGGAACATTACCCTTAATTTGAATTTCTAATAAACCTCGTAGAGAATAAACCTCGTAGAGAATAAACCTCGTAGAGAATAAACCTCGCAGAGAATAAACCTCGCAGAGAATAAACCTCGCAGAGAATAGGAGCGTACTTGAAGGAGCGCACTTGATTGACCATCCATACTTTCCGACGCCCGCCCAGAAAAAGGTCCACCAGTCAGACAAGAGATTTATTGTTATCAACACAGGGAGGAGATTCGGGAAATCGACTCTTTGCATAAACGAAGCAATGAAGCGGGCATTAAACAAAGAGGGGCGGTACTGGATAGTATCCCCCACCTACAAACAGACCAAATCCATTTTTTGGAGGGCATTGGTGGGAAAATATATACCCCACGAGATAATCAAGCGTTCTTCTGAGTCGGAACTGTTCATTGAACTTAGAAATCAATCAATCATCGAGCTCAAAGGAGCTGACAATCCCGATTGCTATGACGACCAAACAGAAATTCTAACCTCAGAGGGGTGGAAGCTGTTTAAAAACCTAAGTGGAGAGGAAGACGTCTTAACACTAGCCAAGGACGGCAAAGCAGAATGGAAGCGGCCAGACGACTACATTGAACAAGAATATAAGGGGGAGATGTATCAGGTTAAAAGCAAGAAACTCGACCTGCTAGTTACCCCAAACCACAAGTTTTTTGTCCATACCAGAAAAGGGGCTAAAAAACACAAAACCGTAACAGACATTGCTCACCAAGATAGGATTCCCGCCCAGGTGAAGTTTACAGGAGACGAGACTATACGAGATGGCAAGATGGCCATTATGGGATTTTATCTAGCAGAAGGTTCTGCCTATGGAAACAATGGGGGAGACATCAAGAAACGCAGGGGCAACTACTCAGTAATTTTTTGTCAGGCCACAGGAACTAAAGGTGGAGACAAAGGAGATGTCAGGGAGGACTTTAAAAAAATCCTTGAGGACGAAGGATACAACGTCCACGAAAATAAAATTGGTTTATATGTTTTAAATAAAGCACTTTGGCAAGAACTCGTATCTCTTGGAAACTGCGAGAAAAAAAGAATCCCCACCGCTTATAAAGAACAAAGTCCCCGCAAGCTTCAAATTTTGCTTCACTGGATGTTAATGGGAGACGGAATTATTCGGGGCAAGGAAAGAGTATATTATACTACATCTAAGAGCCTTGCCGACGACGTTCAAGAAATTGCCATAAAAGCAGGATACAGTGCCAATATCTCACGTAAGAAGCAGAAAACACCTGCAAAGCAAACACCTGCAAAGAAGCAATGCGGAGAGACAAGGGAAATAAACAGCAAAAGAACCCTTTATCAGGTGAGTATTTATAATAATAAGTTTAACTATTTCCGAGACTCTAAAGAGAACTACATTAAGAAGACTAAATACTCAGGAAAGATTTACTGTGTCGGGGTGGAAAATCATACTATAATGGTTAGACGAAACGGGAAGGCTTGCTGGAGGGGGAATTCGCTTCGGGGGGCTGGACTAGACGGTGTTATTCTAGACGAATATGCCTTCACCAAACCTTATGTCTGGGAAGAAATAATCCAACCTATGATTGTTGAATCTGGTGGTTGGGCCATATTTATTTCTACCCCAAAAGGATTTAATCATTTCTGGGAGCTCTGTGAGGTCAGCCGCAAAAACCACAAGGAATACGACTACTTTCACTTTACAACATTTGATAATCCGCACATTCCCAAAGAAGAAATAGAGAGAATCAAGGGCGAAGTTTCGTTAGAGACGTTTGAACAGGAATATATGGCGAAATTCACCAAAAACGCAGGACTAGTATATAAGGAATTTGATAAATCAATCCATGTCATAGACATAAAACAGTCAAAAGATGAATGGGTCAAATACCGCGCCATTGATTTCGGGCACATAAACCCCACCGCTGTTTTGTTTATCGGTGTAGACAAAAAGGGGGATATATATGTTTATGATGAGATATATCGCACTAACCTTTATACCTCCGAACTCGCCCACCTGATTCACGCGAAGTCTACTGATTACTATGCCTCCACCTATGGGGACTCGGCGTCGAGCCAGTCCATAAAAGACCTCTCGGAACACGGAATATATGTCCAGCCAGTTCAGAAGACAAAAGGGGCGGCAAAAGAGGATTATGTTACGGGTGGAATAGAAAAAGTCAAAGAATTTTTAAAAATACAAGAAGGGACAGGGCAACCCAAGATATTTGTTGCCTCACACTGTCAGAACACCATAGATGAGTTTCTGGCCTATGAGTGGGACACACTATCAAAAGAACAAGAGGGTGAGAAGAACCGTCCAGAAAAGCCCAAAAAGGTGAAAGACCACGCCCTAGACGCCTTGAGAATGTTCATTTACGAATACACCCGTCCCGTTAAAGTCCAACAAAAAGAATATGAGCCTGTGGACAAAATAAGTGGCTATTAAGCCCAGGGGGCTATTAAGCCCAAGGGGCTACCAAAAGGATTATTTATGAAAAACAAAACCTTTACCGAGGTGATGGATAAGTTCACCCACACACAAGACTCCCGACAAAACTATGAGAAAAAATGGAACACGCTCTACGATATGTTCCGCTTTAAAAAGAAAAAAGAACGCCCAGGAAGGGCAAATTTCTACATTCCTCACGCCTTCTCGAACGTTGAAACCGTTTACCCGCGGCTAACAGCCAAAACACCGCGGACAAGGATTATGCCCGTTGGTCCCGAAGACCAAAAACCGGCCGTTGTTATGTCTAAACTCATTGACTACGCCTGGGACAAGCTCTCTTTAGACGACGTTGTCAGGCGATGGGTCAAAGGAACCCTTATATATGGGACGGGTATTACGAAAGTTACCTGGAAAACAGACCGCAAGAAAATCAAAAAAGAAATCCCCCAACTGGATAATGATGGGAATTTTATTGAAAACAAGACTGTTACCGAAGAGAGGGTTGTTTATGACGACCCAATAGTTTCAAATATTGACCTTCGGGATATATATCTCGACATGGACGGAGTGGACGAGCGAAGCTGTAAATTTATCATACACAGATATTGGGCAACCAAAGAAGAACTAAAAGAAAATCCCAATTATAGTAACATCAAAAACGTTCAATTCGGAGCAGAAAATGAACACATAAGGAGGGGTCTTTCTTCCCAAGAGAAAAGAGATGCTGACGAAAAAAATATAGCTGAAGTCCTGGAGTACTGGGAAGACGACAGGCTGGTAGTAATTGCGGGAGGAAAAGTTCTCCGCGACGACCCCAACCCCTACGAGTGCAAAAAGAAGCCGTTTGTGATTATGGTTGATCAAATAGACGACCAGGTTGCCTATGGAATAGGCGAGGTAGAACCCATAGAGGGGTTACAGAGTGAGATGAATACCCTAAGGAACCAGCGAATGGACTTCAACAACCTTATCTTAAATCCCACTTTTAAAGTTATGCCAGGCTCGGTGACAGACTTGGATAATGTCCAATTCAAACCAGGCCATAAGATAATGATGAACTCCCCCGACCCATCGGCTATATCGCCAGTGGAAATGCCGTCTGCGCCATTCTCCTCTTACAAAGAAGAAGAATCAATCAGAGTTGACCTCCAGACCATTACGGGCGTTTCGGACTACTCACGGGGAACGGAAGCAACCAAGATGAATGATACTGCTACGGGGATTTCACTAATACAACAGGCTGCCAACGAGAGGTTCAATGCCAAGGCAAGGAACATGGAGTCTGCCCTTGGAAGAATGACTGAGCTTTTAAAAGACCTATATCAGCAGTATATTACTACGGAAAAAGTGTTCAGAATAACTGAAGAGGAAACAGAATACTTTCTAAAAGTCCAACCCAAGGACATACGGGGGAATTTCGATATAAGGGTGGAGAGTGGTTCTACCATTCCGTCCAATAAGATGCAAGAGAGAAGCGAAGAGATGAATAAGTACAACGTCTTAATGGCCAACCCCCTCATTAACGAATCACCAGGAGCGACACTAGAGGTAACACGCTCACTTCTAGAGGCATGGGAAGACCCCAAAAAAGACAAAATATTAGAAGCCCTGGAGGAACAAGTATCCGAGGCAGATAAACAAAAAGATGAGGCTGAAGAAAAGCAAGCCCTTGAAGAACAGGAACAGAGGCTGGAGAAGGAAATAAGTGAAGAGCTTGCCATTCAGAGGCCAGGTAAAGGAGAAGAAAGTGGAGGAGAACAAACTCAACCTATTAGTTGATTTATACAACCACCAAGGTTGGAAGTACCTTGAACAAGATATAAAAGACAGGGTTAAATCAGCCCAGTCTATAGTTAAAAAAACCTCTACCCCCACCAAGGACAGAGAATTCGCCTGTGGACAGTGGAACGCCCTGGAGGCGTTGCTGGACAAGGTAGAGGCAGACAAAATAAGTAAGGAACAGACCCAAGATTAAGCTTTTGTGCTTAAGTTTGTTCCTAGAAAGGAAACCCAATGAAAGACACTACCCAAGAAACAAGTGTGGAAGCCCCCCAAGAGGATAAGGCGGAAACACAAGAAACAACGGGCGTCAAACAGCAGGTTGACACGCCTTCACCTAAAGAAGGTTCAGAAGGTCCAACTCACGTTCAAGCCGAAAAAACCAAGGAACAGTCCAAGGAGCAATCCGAAGGAAAAACCGAAGGAAAAACCGAAGGACAATCCGAAGGAAAAACCGAAGGACAAGAACAAAAAGAGAAGGACGCAGAAGAATCCCTCTTTCAGGTACTGGCCAAAAAAAAGGGAATTGATCCCAACGATCCCGCTTCGGTAGATAAAGTGGCCAAAATGGCCATGGACGCCGAATCCAGTCTTACCAAGAAGTCTCAAGCAGCATCCGATATGGAAAAACTAATCGGGTCGCTAACTGGCGAAGAAGAATCTCAAGAAGAGACTCAAGAAGAGACTCAAGAAGAGACTCAAGAAGAATCTCAAGAAGAGATTCAACAGACCAAACAAACAAGAGACCCAGCCATTTCCAGGCTTGAAGCCAAGGACGATATGCGAACTGTCGCAGATATGTACTCTGACTTCTATGATTATGCCGAGGGAATGCAAAAGATTGCCCAGAAGTCTACCAAAAACAGGGACGCTTTCAGGGGAGCCGAGGGTATTGAACTCTTGTATAAGATGGCTAAAGCGGATTCGATGGACGATAACCTTAAAAGAGCCAAAGACGAAGGTCGTAAAGAAGCAGCCGAAACCGAAGTTTCAAAACTAAGGGGACAGGTTGCATCAGGAACAAAAGCGAAATCCCAGCCCAAAGGAAAATTCACGAGGGAAGAAATAGCCCAAAGGGTCGCCCAAAACGACTCCGAGTGGTTATCCAAAAACCTTCCTGAATTAGAAAAGCAAATGAAAGCTGGGGAAATCGAATAATATTAACCCTCATTAAGGAGAAAACCCCATGGCTGATACAATAAACAATCAGACCACTGGAGCGGTTTTTATCCCCGAAATATGGGGTGGTAAAGTTCTTGTACAAAGAGAATCCTATTTAGTCGCTGCTAAAGTCGTTGAAAGATATGATGATGAAGTTTCTGGATTCGGAGATACTATTAATGTGCCAGAGGTTTCTGACCTCTCGGCCACAGAAGTATCACCAGGTACTGATGTAACTTATCAGGCCAATACTGAATCCGATGTTAACATCCTTATCAACGAACATTGGGAATCTTCATTCCTAATCCATGACAGACTTTCTGCACAGGCTAAATATAGGGTTGCCGACAAATATTCTAAAAAATCTGCTTATGCTCTAGCTAAGAAAATGGATACTAAAATTCTTGCTGAATATTCTAACGCTGCCAATAACATTGGCAACGGTAGTACTAATATCAGTAAGACTAATATCCTGGATTCAATCAGAATACTTGACGGGAACGACGTTCCATCTGACGACAGACATTTCATCGTTGATGAACACGGAAAACTAGACCTGTTCGGAATTGACGACTTCATTCGTTATGACGCAACAGGAAAAGTTTCTCCTGCCGTTAGTGGAGAAAAACAAGGTTCTGACTTTGGTGAATTATATGGTTTAACAGTCC